GTTTCCCAGTCACGATCCAAGGCAGCTAGATAACACAACACTTCATGAAATTATGGAAGTGTTTGAAAATAAAATTAAAAATATTGAAAGTTTACTAGAGAAGCAAAAAGCAAACTCAGAAAATATTCAACATTTGCAAGAAACTATTGATTTAAATCATGAAGAATCAGAAAAACGATATGAATTACAACAAGATGAAAAAGAATCAACAAACAGCAATATTTTTACATCCTCTTTTATTTCTCCATTACTAAAAGAATGGAAATGGATTGCAGCATTTCTTGTAACTGCAATTGGTGGTATTATTGCTTTTGAAACAAATAGAAGAATAAATGAATTTAAACAAGAACAAAGATTTTCTCAGATAGAACAATCAGTTGAAAAAAATAGAAGAACAATAGATGATGGTATTAATGGAATAATTCAACTTTTACAGGAAAAAGAAGAATAATATAACATCATTTAAATTTTCAGATCTAGATCTAGATTTTTTAGCACATCCAGCTACTGGAGATATCGTTGTAGCTACAGATGATGCAGCCATTAAAAGATCTCTAAAAAATCTGATTCGATTTAAAAAGGGCGATAAGCCTTTTCATCCAGAAATTGTTTCCGGTGTTACGGATCTTTTATTTGAACCAGCAACTCCTATTACATCAATCCGAATACAGCAGGAGATTACAAGGGTCATAAATAGATATGAAAAAAGAGTAATTTTGGATGATGTAGGAGTAAACTTTGAAAGCTCTGGAAATTCATTTATTATTGATATCAAATATACAATAAGATCAACTCTAAGAGCAGGATCATTTGTATTTTCCCTTGAAAGGCTTCGATAAATGGCTAGCACAAAAAGATTAAATGTAGCTGATTTAGATTTTGATCTGATTAAGAATTCGTTTAAGCAATTCCTATCGGATCAAAATGTTTTTACAGACTACGATTTCGAAGGTTCTGCGATGAGTATTCTTTTGGATGTTTTTTCATTCAATGCTCATTATCATGGAATTTACGCAAATATGGTGGCGAATGAGTCATTTATTGATAGTGCCGTTTCTAGAAGATCAGTAACTTCTTTAGCAAATCAATTAGGATATACTCCGAGATCTATCCAGAGTGCAAGGGCTGTTGTTAATGTAAGTTTTGGTAGTACTCGACCAACCATCAACGGACTTTTATTTGATTATCTTCCAACAGGATCTTCGTTTAGAACGAAACTTGAAGGAGATGTTTTCAATTTTGTAACAAAAAAACCAAACAAATTAAATTATAATTCAGAAACAGATGATTGGTATATTGATAATATTGAAATAACTGAAGGTGTTGTTGAAGTACAAAACTTCATTTACAACACTTCGGAAGAAAATCCTAAATTTGTTCTTAATTCAAATACTATTGATACAAGCAGTATTGTACTAAGAATTCAAACAGCTATAGATGATACAAGTGGATTTTCAGAAGTATGGAATCTGAATACAAATTTCGCATCAATAAGCTCAAATAGTAGAGTTTATTTTTTAGAAGAAAAAGAAGACGGACAATTTCAAATCTATTTTGGTGATGGTCTCATCGGTAGAAAACCAAAAGCAGGAAATTATATCACGGTTCAGTATCTAAAAACAAGGGGCTCAGATGCGAACGGAATCGGAAGAACAGACGCGGCAACTCGTAGAACCTTTGATATCGTGGGGTATTCTAATGCTACTGTTACTGTTGTAACTCCTGCTGCATCTGGATCATCTTATGAAAGTGAAGCATCGATTCGTTTTAATGCTCCTTTATATTATCAGTCACAAGGAAGAGCAGTAACTGCAAACGATTACCGTTCTATTGTTTCAGCAAATTATGGAGAAGCAGATTCTGTGTTTGTATATGGAGGGGAAGACCAAGTTCCACCACAATACGGAAAAGTATTTGTTTCTATCAAGCCAAAGCAAGGAACACTTCTAACAGACCTGGAAAAGAGTGATATTTCTAGAAATATTTTGGCAAATCAGAATGTATTAGGAATCATCCCAGAAATTATCGACCCTGATTACATTTATATGAAATTTGATGTTGCCGCAACATATGATCCATCCATGACCGCGTTTAGTGAGTCTGCAATTGAAAATATTCTCACTTCACGAATTAGATTGTATGGTACAGATCAACTAGAAAAATTTGATAAGAGTTTTTATTTTTCTCAGTTTACCAGATATCTTGATGATTCTGATGTTTCTATTCTTGGAAACCAAACAACAATTACTCTGGAAAAGAGACTTGAAACTGATGCTTCTCGAACCAAGTCATACACAATCGAATTTAATAACGAAATATTTCATCCAGAAGATGGATATAAGCCGGTAGTAACTTCAACTCAATTTACTATTAAAGTAAACAATGTTGATACTATTTGTTTCTTTGATGATGATGGTTTCGGAAATATTCGTATATTCAAATTAGTAAATGATGTAAAAACCATTGTGAATGCTAGTGCGGGATCAATTGATTATACTACAGGAAAAATAGAAATATTTGATATTCAAATTATTGAAACTTTGGAAGAAGATGCAATTATCAAAGTTACGGTTGTTCCAAACAATCAGAACATAACTACAGTTAGAAATATGATCTTATTGGTAGATGATGATAATATCTCAGTCACAGCAACACAGAAAACAATTATTGAAGAAGGATCATTGAATGGAATTCCATTCCCATTCAACACATAAACCATGCCATCAACACCATTAAAAATTAATCCAATTGTTTCTAGGCAATTGCCTGATTTTGTGAGAGAAGATCATGCAACTCTGGTGTTGTTTTTAGAATCTTACTATGAGTGGCTTGAAACAGAATATGGTGTAATTTCTCCGGAAAGAATCGGAGAAATCAACAATATTGATACTACTGTAGATTATTTTATCGAATCTTTCAGAAATCAATATCTTAAGAATTTTCCTAAAGTTCTTGCAGAGAGTTTTGACGGTACAGAAGCTTCCATAGAAAATTTGATAAAAAATGTAAAAGATTTTTATCAGGTTAAAGGTACTGAAGCATCTTTTAAATTTTTATTCCGTTTAATTTTTGGTGTAGATGTTGAAACTTATCTCCCTAAAACAGATATTTTGGTTGCATCTGGAAGTAACTATATTCAACAAACCTCGATTAAATTAACAAATAGCATCGGGCCAAATATATTCAAAGCTGCTGGAAAACAGATAAAACAAATAGATCTGACAGATCAAAGTGTAAAAGCTACTGCCCGATGTGAAAGAGTCATCGTTTATAGAGAAGAAAATTTTGATGTTGCTGAATTATTCTTAGCTAATTTGACTGGAACTTTTGAACCGTCTCTTGCAATCCAATTTTCAGATTCTGGAATAACATATACAGAACAATCAACTTATTCAATTGTTGAAAGTATCACTATTACAAATGGTGGTACCGGATATGCTGTTGGTGATCCGGCAACCATATCAGGATCAAATGGTGTATCAGCAAATGGAGAAGTTTCTAGAATTGGAAATCTTGGAGATATTAAAGCTGTTCGATTGATTGATTTTGGAGTCAATTACAAAAAATCTGATGGTGCTATTTCAGTGGCGTTTACTCGCTCCGAGGGAAGTACCGGTGCGGAAGCTTCCGGAGAGGTCGTTGTTGGCCCTCTAGCTCGTTACGATGGATTCTATGACTCTGAGCAAGGACATATTAGCACGAAAAAGGTTCTTCAAGATAATATTTACTATCAAGCATATTCATATGTTCTAAAATCTGAAATTGTAATTTCTAGATATAAGAATTTTATTAAAGATTTAGTTCATCCAGCAGGATTTGCCTTCTTCGGTGCAGTTGAAATTATTCGATGTTTTGAAGATTTTCTTGAATCCGAAGTGTCTGTTACGAACTTTGTTCTTCCCGTAATAGGAAATTACACTCCATATACTCTTGGAACATCTTCGAGTTTAGATGGAATACATTCAAATGGATATTTGTCACCAATACTTGGAGAAATTCTTTCAAGTGCAACAGATCCAGCAGGGTTCCCATTTTGGGATATTTTACCACATCCAAACAGTCAAAATATACCAGGAATAACCGAAGGAATTGAATTTGGTGAAGTTGTTATTGGAGATTTTGTTGCATACTCCGGAGGATATTCACATATATGTACTTCTGTTCCAAACACATCGATATTATCTCTCTAAATAGAGTGAAATAATCGGAGATTTTTATGGCTTGCGACACAATAAGACAATCATTTAAGACCACACTGATCAGTAGATTTCTTGAAGCTATACAAGAAGGAAATGGTGATAGTCTTTTTCTAGCTATTGCAAAAACAACTCCTTGGTCAAATGAAAATTCTCCGGATGAACCAGAAGATACCATTTTTGATAAAACTGAATTTTGGAGAGAATGTATTGCTCTAAAAAAGGTAAAGACAACAGATATTTCTATTGTTATTCCTCGATACAATTGGGCATCTGGATCGGTCTATGATTCTTATAGAGATGATGCAGTATTGGTTTCTGAAGATAACCCATTAAAATTTTATGTTTTAGTAGATGAAACTCGAATTTATAAATGTATTGATAATAATGGTGGAGTCGTATCTACAGTAAAACCACAAGAAACGATTACAAACATTTTTCAAACTTCGGATGGATATAAGTGGAAATATATCTATTCATTGTCCGAATATGATTCAAAATTTATTACTCCATCTTATATTCCTGTATTTACAGTAACTCAGATTACAAGCAGCACAGATCCTAGACAATCTCAATTAGATGTACAAAATGCTTCTATAAATGGAGCAATCGATTTTGTAGATGTTGTTGACAGTGGGTCTAAGTTTGTGTATACTATAGACGGTGTATCTTCCGGTAGTCATATTATCGATGCTGGAAATATTACAGCAGGAGAATACAGATTATCAGGAACTGAAGTTTCACTTGTTTCAGGTGTATATCTTAATTATTCTTTGAAGATTACAGATCCTGATAGTTCAAACTATGGAGAAATCAAAAAGATTTCTGCTTACGATGGATCGACTCGTACTGTAACACTTGAAGAAAATTATACCACTCCGACTGATGTTATTGGTTATGATTTTTCGATCATTCCTAGTATTGTTATTAGTGGAGACGGAACAGATGCCCTTGGTGAAGCTCAAATGGTTTCTGATTTTATTGATACAGTCGAAATGGTTAGTACGGGAAGAAATTACACATATGCAACAGCACTTGCTTTTGGAGGATCATCTACAGCATCGAATACGCAATTAGATCCTGTTATGTCTCCACAGAATGGGCATGGGTTTAACGCAATTAGAGAACTTGGTGCGGATTCTTTGATGATCTCAATTAGTTTAGATCGAGAAGAAGATGGACTTATTGAAGGTAATAGTGATTTTAGACAATTTGCTTTAATTTCAAATCCAGAAATTGGAGGAACAGGAATTGGATCAAGTGAAGATGTTATCCATTCATATTCTGTATTTTCAACGACTCCTATCAGTGAATTTAGCGGATTATCTGCGGGGGATAGCTTAGTTGTTGGATCTCAATCAGGGCATACAGGAACATTTCAGGAATATGTCGCAACAATTGGAAATTCAAAGACTGGTACACTTAAGATTCTAAACCCAACCAAGAAGTTTCTTCCTGGAGATAATATTGTTCTTATCAATTCAACATACACAGTAGGAACAGCCACAGATGTTGAAATTGATCGATTTACAACTGAGGAATTGGTATCGGTCAAGGATGTTTATCGACAGACAACCCAATTAAATCTTACTAAAATTTCTACAGATTTTACAGATACAACATTCACTGAAGATTTATTAGTTAAGGGAAGTGTGTCTGAAGCAACTGGTAGAGTTTCATCTTGGAATAGACAATTTATTACATCTGCTGGTCTTTCAGCAACTTCAGGTGTTTTGGATATTGTGATGATAGACGGTGGATTTACAACCGGTGATACAATATCACAATTTTCAGCTACAAATGTGGAAACTTCAAATATAGCATCTGTTTCATCCCTAAATACACCTGAAATAGATTATCATTCTGGTGAATTACTCTACCTAGAAAATATTCAGGTGTTAGAGAGAAATGAAAATCAACGGGAAGAAATTAAAATAATTCTTTCAATATAACAGGAAAACAAGTACATGGCATTTGAAACAAGTGTATACAACATAAATCCATATTACGATGATTTTAATGCATCGAATCAATTTCTCCGTGTGTTGTTTCGTCCAGGATTTTCCGTACAGGCAAGAGAACTAACTCAACTTCAGACCATTCTTCAGAATCAAATCAAGGTTTTTGGAGAGCATGTTTTTGAACCAGGATCTTTGGTATCCGGAGGACAAATAACTGAATCAACAATTTATTATGCTAGAATTGTTGATGGAACAATGTCTGTATCTACAGATAATGGATCTTCATACAGTACTGTTGACAGTGACGATGTTTCTTCTGTATTATCAAGAATTATTGGTGCTGAATTTGGTATCGGTAATGGAATGTATAATAATGGAAACGGTAGAATTCTTTCTACACTTCAAAAGAATGATAGCTCAGTTGATGTTTATCATTACATCTATTTTGATTATCTTTCTGGATCTTCAACACTTTCTGCGGAAGATATTATTGAACTCGTAGTAGATGATGGAACTCGATACCGTTTTGAAGTAAAACCTTCATCTCCTACTAATCTTCCTGCGGTTGGAAATGCTCGTCTTGTAACGACTCAGCCAGGAATTTACTTTATTGATGGTGCTTTTGTACTCACAACAGAACAAAATACTGTTCCATACAATATTGCAACTTCTACAAATAATACAGACGGTTCAACTACAATTGCAACCGGTGGAAAAATGTTTGAAACTCCTACTGCAAGAGTAGGATTTGTTGTCACAGATGCTATTATTACTTCAGACGATGATAGCACTCTTTTGGATCCTGCAAACGGATCTCCTAACTTTTCTGCACCAGGGGCAGATAGACTTAAGAAGTCTCTGGAATTATCTTTCCAAGCATTTACAGATGGAACTACTGTAATCGAAAATTATGCTTCAACTGGATTTGTTGAAGTTCTTCGTTATGAATCTGGTGTAGTTACAAAAAGAGAAATATTTCCTGATTATGCCGTTCTTGAAGAAACTCTTGCGAGAAGAACAAAAGACGAGTCTGGAAATTACACTCTTCAGAATTTTTCAGTAGAGATTAAAGAAAATACAGATGTAGATTCTCCAGGAGATGAGACTAAGCTTTCTGCGGTTATTGATCCTGGAAAGGCATATATCTCCGGGTATGAATTCGAAACTATTTCTCGAACATTCCTCGATTTTACAAAATCAAGAGATTTTGATACAATTTCTGATAAAATAACAGATTCTACTATTGGAAATTATGTTATTGTTGGAGCATCAGTTGGAACTACCAATGGATTGGGAGATGGTTCTTTTGTTCTAGACAGTCAGAATCATCCTGAAATTTACATTGGAAATAGTGCTGGTGCTACATTCGGTTCTGCACGATTCAAGCAATTTGATATTGAAAGTGTTGCAAACCAAGAATATAGATTGTATCTTTACGATATTACTCTACAGGAAAATCAGGACTTTGGAGATGCAACATTCTTTTTTGCATCATCCGGTGAAACAATCGGTATTATTTCTACTACAAGCGGTATTGATGCATCCACCAATGCAATTCAATATCTTTCAACAAGAGATAGCTTAGTTGTAGAATTACCTGTCAACAGCAGTATAAAAACAGTCAATAACGCTGATTATTCTACTCAGCTATCTTTTGAGCAATCAGCATCTGGAAATCAGATTCAAGTTTCTGTTCCATCGAAGAGTGGAGATCCTATTACTTTCCCTGGAGATGTAAACGATGTTGTTGCATCTTCATTGCTAAACAATAGATACTTCCTGTTTGATCTAAATCAGAATAAAATCATCGATGATTTTTCATCTATTACATTTACAACATCAAACGATAATGAAACCGTTACCGTTGCAGGACTTACAAATGGTACATCTTATCGACTTTTATCTAATTGTGTTGTAAATACTACAAACTCCAGCTTCTTTATGAGAAGCAAGGTTCTTGGAAGTACAGAAACAATTAATAGCATTCCACTTGCAAAGGATGCATTCCTTGGTGTCACATATGGTGATCTTGGAGTTGCTGATGTGTATATGCTTGAAAGTGTTATCGGTGAATCTGCTTCTCCTGGAACTGATTTTACAAGCAGATTCTATCTGGATGATGGACAAAGAGATAACTTATATGATCATGCTCGTATTGTGCTAAAATCGGGATTAACCGCTGGAGATACTTTATTCACAGTCAATCTTCGTCGATTTACTCATACTGGAGACGGACCATTTGTTGTAGATTCCTACCCAGTAGGAACCGTATATTCGGGTGTTACATTTGGATATGAAAATATTCCTTCCTTTAGAAGTAACAAAACCGGAAAAACTGTTTCTCTTCGTGATGTTTTAGACTTCAGACCGGTGAAAGATGATAACGGGGATATTACAAACGCATATATTCCAGTTGCGAAGCAATCTGTCTTCTCTTCATTCGAGCATTATCTTTCAAGAGTTGATAAGATCGTTATTACGAAAGATCAGGAATTTAAAGTTATTCCGGGTATTCCATCTCTAAATCCAACGCCTCCATTTACAGATCCAGAATCTCTAACTCTGTTTACAATGAGACTCGGACCTTGGACTTTTGGACCGGACGATGTAGAGGTCCAGCACAATGATACTCGTAGATTTACTATGGAAGATATCGGGCAGATTGAAAAGAGAGTTGGAAATCTTGAATACTTCTCTTCTCTAAGTTCATTGGAAAATGAAGCAAACTCCAGAACTTTTGTAACATCTTCTAATGTAATCATTCCTAAAGTTGGTATTGTTGTAGATAATTTCGATGGTCATGAGCTTGGAGATGTTAACGATAAAGATTACAATTGTTCTATGGATTTTGAATCTGGAGAATTAAGACCAGCATTTAAAACTAGAAATGTATCTTTGGTTCGTGATACTTCAACAAGTATTGTAAACAGCAAGGCACATACCCCATCATCTGCACAATCGGGCGATGTTAAAAATGATCTGTATACTCTGGATTACACAATTGAACGATCTGTGGCAAATCCTCTTGCAGATTCTATTGAAGATGTGAACCCAACTGGTCGAATTGATTGGTATGGATACATGGAAATTACTCCTTGGTCAGACGATTGGTTCTATGAGTCATCAAGACCAGTTGTTCGCTCTAACAAGTATGGAGTGAATGATGCATGGCAATATCGATCTGGATCTCAGGACGATTCTGCATATGGATTCGGAACTCAATGGAACGATTGGGAATATAACTGGTTTGGCAGAGAAAAGACTAACTTCGGTCTAGGGGTTCAGGATCTTCTTTATCAGGATACTGTTTTTGACGAAACCTTCGGTGGAACAACAACAGGTGTTCGAACAAAGAATCATGAATTCTTATTCCAAAACCAAATAAATAGTGCTGCTACAGCTTCTGATGCAAGAAAATCTATCAATAAGAATGTAACCCCTGATACGATTCTGAAATCAGAAAATCAAGTAATTGTTAATGATTCTATCAATCCATATAACAGAGGTATTGTAGTATCTTATAATATTACTGGCATGAAACCTTCAGAAACTGTTTATCTCTTTGTTGATAATGTTTCGAAGGGATCTGTTTCTACAGATTCTACAGGTTCGATTGAAGGTACTATTGTTCTTGATTCTGGAGAAGTTAAATCCGGAGAAATCTTGCTAAGAGCAATTGATAGCTCTACAAATACACTATCCAGTGCGACAACTGTCGCAGAAGCATTGTTTAGAGTAAGTGGTGTTGGGTCTTCTGTAGATCCATTGATCATCTCTACAAGACCTACAATCAAGCGTAGAGCATCAGTAACTGATTCTAATATTATTCCATCTACTCTGACAAGAAACCTTACTGAAGGATCTGGAATTGTCTCTCTAGACAATATGGCTCAGAACTTCAGCGTGGATAGAAACAAATATCCGAAGGGAATGTTCGTCAAATCTCTTGATTTAATGTTCTCTGCGGCTCCAGATAGTGACGATGAAAAAGATATTCCAGTAACTATCGAAATCCGTCCAACTGTTTCTGGATATCCACATCCTTCTAAGATTGTTCCTGGATCTGTTGTATCACTTTCCAAGGCAGATATTAATGTTGCTACTACAACAGATTTTGAAACTACAGCAAATAAAACAACATTTGAATTTAATTACCCTGTATATCTTGTTCCTGGTGAATATTCAATTATTGTGAAGTCCAACAGTAACAAGTATAAGGTATACACATCGGCACTTGGAAATAGTATCTCAACACTTGAAAGAATCACCCAACAACCAAATGTTGGAAACTTCTTTAAGCCACAAAATGCTGGAACTTATATTTCCGAAGATCTTCAGAGACTATCATTTTCCCTAAATCGTTGTAAGTTTACAACATCAACAGGAACATTGGTATTCAGAAATCTTTCTGGTGAATATATTGATAATTTCACTTTTGATAAGTATTTTATCCATAGTGGAGATTTGGATCTTGGTAGATTTGGAACAAATTCACAACTTTCATATCAGATTCAAACTACAGATGAGAATGGATCTCTTTCAAGCACTCCGACAGATGTAGCGGTTAACCAAACCATAACTCCGTTGGATTCACGAGGAACCCAGATTGTTAAGTCTACTGAGAGAAATATTGTTCTGACTGCTACATTAATAACAGATGATGATGCTATTAGCCCTGTTATTGATCTTCAGAGATTGTCATTCTTAGGAATTCAGAACAGTGTGAATACTTCTTCATCTACGAATTCTACAAGAGCAGACCCTGAATACAACGGGGAATTGGATCCAATTATTCTTGATACTGTATCCCCGACAAAGGTTTCAAAATCAAGATACATTACAAAATCCATTCTTCTCGGCGAAGGGGTATCTGCAACAAATATGCGAGTGATCTTGGATATTAATCAGCAATCAGGAACAGATATTCAGGTATTTGTTAAAACTCTTGGCCAATCTGATGTGAATGATTTTGATAGTCAAAATTACATCGAATTGTCTGCTGATACAACTGTAACTTCAGAATCTGATGATTCTTACACAGAAGTAGTATATTCACCAGCATCTGCATCGACACTCGGGAACTTTAATGCTTTCGTTGTTAAGATAGTCATGCATACAAGTGATCAATTCACTGTGCCGAAAGCAAAAGATATGAGGGTTATTGCTCTTGCGTAATTTAGTAAAAGTTAACGATCATCCTAATTTAAGGATGGATCCAAAAACTAGAGTTATTATTAATACCAATATGGAAGAGATTTCTGCATATCGTAGAAATCAATCCGTAGAAGAAAGACTACATACTCTTGAAGAAACTGTGCTTAGATTAACAGAAAAATTAAGAGCGTTAGAAGAGGATCGGGAGTAAATTGAATGTCATCAGTTTTTAATATTCCAAATATTAGTCTTTCCGACACATTTGAAACATGGTATAATAGAACAAATACTATCATCGATGATATGAATAGTATCCTTATTTTGGATGCTCAGGCTGGAACCAGCCAAGGTTTGTATGAATCATACAGAGATGGTGGAGTTGTTATATTTGGAATTTCTGCTGGTACTGGACTCGGATTCAGTGATTCCGGGCAATTAACCCTTTCATTTAGCGGTGTCACCCAAGGTATTAGAACTGGTGTAAACGATGTTCTTCTTTTAATCAATCCTTCAGACGGATCGGTTAAGGGAGTTTCAGGAACAAATATTCTTCCTCCACAGGTTTCTAACGATATTAACTTTACTGGAGATATTTCGTTTTCTGGTGATTTAAATTTCATTTCTTCTGCTGTTGTAACTCTTCCCATTGACGCTTCTTTCAGAGATAATCAATTAGAAATTGCAGTAAATTTTGATGATTCTCTTGAATTTTCTACTGTTGGAACATCTGTCCCTCTAACATCTGAGGGATATTTCATCGATACTACAGTTGTCGGTAGTGACTTTTCAGGATTGAATACCAATGCTACTTCAACCTACATTGGTAAAGGTACTGTTTTAAGTACGGATCTTCCTGGAAATAGAATCACACTTACTGATTTTATATTCTCAACTTCTGGAGATTCATTCCAAGAATTTTCAAATGCTGGAGCTACAGATGGTAGCAGATATGTCTTAGTATCAGAAGTTGGATTGACATATGGTCGTGGTCTTATCGACCATGATGGAGTAAAGGCTCCATTTGCAAGACAAACAGCACCAGCTATTGCTTCTGATGCTGGTATTGTTGTTCTTACAAATGATCCAACAACACCTTCCGGTGGATCTCAGGGTGAGAAGCTATTCACATGGTTATGGAATGCAACATCTGCTGATGCCGCATGGACTTCTTCTGAAAATATTGAAATCTATAGTGATAAATCTCTTATTGCAAGAAGTTATATGTCTCCACTTGGGGATAGAATGGATTTCAAAGCTCAGGCAACAACCCTGTTTCAAACATACTCATATGATGGAGCAACAGAAGGATTTGCATCCTTATACAGTCAGCCGAATGACACATTCCAGATTGGTCCATTTACTGGCGGAAGTACATTTACAACATCATTAACTTTCAATAGAGATAATACTTTAACTGCTGGTACAACTGGACTTGCGTTGAATCTGAACGCAGATCTTCTTGACGGGGCTCATGGAGCAACCCTTGGTGGATCCCAGAATCTCATTCCTATCACCGGAGATGATGGAAGAATCGATCTTTCATTCTTACCGGGTGGTGGAGCTATTGAAGAAGTTATTTCTCAAACCGCTCACGGTCTTGTCGAAGGTGAATCAGTTCGTAGAACATCCTCAAACACATTTACAGGTGCAATCGCAACAAATGAAGGAACTGCTGATGCAGTTGGTATTGTTGTAGAAGTTATCGATGCAAATTCATTCAGATTAAGATACTTTGGTATTGTAAGTGAACTTGAAACTTCAGGATTCAGTTTAGGGCTTGGATATGGTGGAGTTACTGTAGCTCTGAATGTTGGAGATGTATATTACTTGTCAGATTCTATCACCGGTGGTATTTCTGATAGTAAGCCTGCCGCGTCGGGTGCAGTTGTCAAGCCGATGTTTATTGCATTGACAGACAAGAAACTTCTTATCACCAATTACAACGGTAGGCCAACACCAGCCGGTGACACTATTGATGCAAGTTCTCTTGTTCCAGTAGGTTCCGTTTCATATGTTGCAGATGCAAATATCACAAATAATAGTGATTTCCTTGTCTGTGATGGTAAAGTTTATGATAATACTGCATATCCAGATCTGAAAACTTCGGTACAAGGAAGATTCTACTTAGAAGGGATTGCGACTGGCGGTGAATCTTCATTCAAGATTTATGGAGAAAATGCCGAACTTCGAAACTTTGAAGCTGGGCAAACCTTCCAATTAAGTTACAACGAAGATGCAACCGTTCTTGGTATTACCGTAGCATCGATTTCATCCGCAACCGATGGTGTTCAAGTTCATACTACAACAACACTTTCTGGATCTGGATTCTTTGATGATGTTAAAGTCCGTGGAACAGGAGCATATTTTGTAGTTCCAGATCTAAGATCTCGTGGTGTTGTGGGTACTGGAGACCCAGATGGTGATCTGACCGAAGATGATTTGGCTGCTGGTGATGTGGTAGGATTCGGTGGTGGTGCCGTCTTTGATAACATTTTTGATAGCGGAGATATAAGATCTCAAGCAGTGACAAAATGGAGAGTCCCTGTTGAAAATGGTACATACCATGTAACAGTCACATTCGATACCGAAAATAGTCCCGCTCTTGCAGAAATTCTAAACGATGCTGAAGTTGTATTAGATTCTCAGGCATCTGGAGGATTTGATGGTTCGGATAGAGCAACTTATACATTCTTAGTATATTCTTCAGATGGTGCATTGAAAATAAGAATGGGTACCGGATCCGGTAACAAACTGTTTAGATTGTCCGGGTGGAGAATATCTGAAGATGATATTACAAGTACATTTATTACTGGAGCCACATACTAATGGCTAATAATAAGAAATCAACAAAATCAATCGCAATAACTCCGGTTATCCGAGCAAAAACATCTGCCGATGCATTTGTTGCTGGTGGTCATAACCATGATGATAGATACATTCGTTACGATGCAACACAATCAGGGCTTACTAGCTCAGAAATTAATCAATTTCTTGTTAACATAAATGCATCTACAGAAGGAGATGCCAAACTTGTTCGTGCTGATATTAGCCAGAGCATGGATGTTCCATCAAAAGATAGAGCAAGAGTTAATGTAGGTATTATTGATGATAGAAATGTTGCCGATACAAACGGTGATATTCGAGTAAGTGACTTTGGTAACAGAGTTGGTTCTTCTGCTGTTAGTAGCAATGATCTTTTGAATCATTTTATTAGATTTGATGCTGGCCAAACTGTTGGAGTATCTGATCTAGAAACATTTGCAGAAAATGCAAATGTTTTAAGTCTTCTTTCAGGAATTTCTACACAAATAATTGCTTCACCAACATCTTTTACGGGAAGCACCTTTAATGTATCTGGAGATGCTACTTTCACAGATTCTATGGTTGTTCAGGGAACACCATTAAATGATACTTTGGCAACAGTGCGTATCGGTAATCCAACAGGAACTCAGACCACAATTATAGATATTTCTTCTGCTGGAGGATCCAGTACAGGCATTACCGCTCTTTCTTGTGGAAGTAAAAGAATTGAAAACTTAGCAGATCCAACTTCCGCTCAGGATGGAGCTACTAAGAATTATGTTGATAACCAAATTACTGCTATAGATAACGATTCTACCTACCTCAGAGTAGACGGATCTAATTCTGCTGAAGCAGTTATGGATATGGGAAATAATAGAGTTCAAAATATTGCAACACCTACATCATCTGGTGATGCTACGAATAAATCTTATGTTGATAATAAATTTGAAATTCTAAGTGGAGTTAATAATACCACATCAGGCGGATTTACGCCTGCCTCTACAACTATTACTCTTACAAAAACAGGATTATATCTTGTTATTTTATCAGGAAAAGTAACTTCTGGTTCTGCATCCGTTCTTTCTGTAAATGTTTTACAAGATGTGTCTACTTTGGCAACAAGATCCCTAAATACTGATGGAGATAGTCAGTGGAGCTTGACCATCCCAGTTACTGTATCGTCAGTAACAGATCCATTAAAAGTAAGTGGTTCTGCTGGAATTGCTTTTAATCAATTTGATATTGTCAAGATAGGATAAAGGAGAATTATATGTTATTTTGGATTTTAATCGGTGTTGCACTTGCATCTTTCGTATTCATTATGTTCGGACATAAGAATGAGGGGGCTATTGGGCGTGCGAGAGCATGGCTTACTTCTAAACTTGGGGATCTATGGTCCTGGATTAGAAGAACAGTTTTCCGTCAGAAGGATTAAGTAAGAATGACCACGCAATTTGTATATAAAGAAGATATAATCATTCCACAAGGGACTGATTTTATCTATCATATGAACATCACCGATAGAAATGGTGATGCTTTGGATTTAACAAATATTAGTAGTGCGTGGTCTGAAATGAAAGAAAGTTATTTTATAACTAATTCAACTTCATTAGAAATTGGAATCACATCTCCCACAACTGGGAGAGTTTCCATTGGAATTTCTGGGTCGGTAACAACTTTACTCGATGCATCGAATTATATGGTATATGACATTTTAGGACAAACAAATTCTGGATCATATATTAGATTAGCACAAGGAAAAGCAAAAATAAGCCCGCAAGTTACTTCAACCCCTTGACATACACCTAACAAATTGGTATAATCAGAGAGTTATTCATGCCTAAACCATCCAGTCGAAAAGAAATTAAAGATTATGCATTGAGAAAACTGGGCCAACCAGTCATCAAAATCAATGTATCTCCAGAGCAATTGGATGATCGCTTAGATGACGCTCTGGAATTTTTTGGTGAATATCACGAAGACGGTGTTGAACGAACCATTCTTAAGCATCAAATTACAGCTTCAGAAGCGGAATTTGGACAGACAACAGGATGGATTGAGTTTGATATTCCAGATAATGTATTTTCTGTAATTGATGTATTTCCTCTAGCAGATGGATTTGTTGATAACTTTTTTGATGTTAGATATCAAATTTTATTGAGCGATGTTCAAGACTGGGGAACTTTTGATCTTGTTGGGTACAATATAAATAGAAATCATTGGCAACTTCTCGATAATTTATTAAATCAGCCCGCAAATTTTGAATATAAAAGAGTTCAGAATAAACTTAAATTGTATCTAACAACAAATGGTGCGGCTTCTGGTGGATACATTCTATTCGAAGTTTATGCAATTATCGATCCAGAGCAATATAATAAGATTTTTAATAATAGAGAATTAAAAGAATATTATACAGCCATTGTAAAAAGACAATGGGGATCAAACTTATCCAAGTTCAATAATGTCCAACTTCCTGGTGGAGTATCATTCAACGGGGATCAAATCTATCAACAAGCGGAAGAAGAAATCCGCCAGATAGAAGAAAGAATCAGAGATAGATGGATACCAGGAGGATTTTTAGCATGATTAAGTTCTCTAAAATGAAAAATATTGTTGAAGAACAGGATACTTACAAGTATTCATGTGTATATGTTATGTTGAATCAAAAAAGTGTTGATATTGTAAGGAAAATGCAAAATGATTTTATTGACCCAGAAGGAATATGGAGAAGAAATGATGAGGGAGGATTAGAAACAAATCCTCATGCAACGATTAAATATGGATTAGATGATGCTTCTTGTGAAGATATGAGAATTATATGTAAAGAAAGAGTAGGAAAACAGGCACATAAACTTATTGTTTCAGGAATTTCTAAATTTACTACTCATCCGGATTATGATGTTCTTAAGTTAGATGTTTTGCCTACGAGTGAAATGCTAAATATGCGTAGAGGATTGGAAACTTTTTTTCCAGATATGGATAAACATCCACAATATTCGCCTCATGTGACTCTTGCTTATGTTAAAAAGGGATATGATCAATACCCAGATAATGTAGATGATTACATTGAAGATTGTTTGGAGTATGATTCGATTTGTTTTTCGGATCCTAATAAGAACAGATCATATCTTCATTTATAAAATTGGAGATGTATGAACAATTATAGTAATGCTATCTTGCTTGAACAAGAAAATGTTAATTTATTAAAAAAACATAAAAAGAATAAAAATCACCCATTTATATCTTGTGTGTCTGGTTATCTTGTAAACAAAGGAATTCAGCTTTCTGATGTAAAAAAATTTCATTGGTGTGGTGATAATTCTGGAATTACAAATATAGCTGGTGAACAGCACAATAAAAATCCTAGTGATATTCTTATGGAATTTGAAGATGGAACTTTTTATGGTATTTCACTGAAAAAAACAAAAAAAGCAGATCGGATTACTCTAAAAAATCCAGGACTTGGATCAATTGGAACATATCTAGGATTTAATTATAATAATATTCATGATGCTTTTCTGGATAGAGTCATCAATACATTTGCATTAAGCACAAATCAAAGTGAAAGAAAGACTCAGATTCGATCAAGCACAACTCTTCGAAAGATTGTAGAAAAGCAAGGGGACGCTCTTTTACATCTTATTATCAATTCTGAACTCTACGGAATTGGTAGTTTATATCAGAAAAAACCTCATAATGAAAATGTAGCTCATATTTTAGAAGATTGGTTTTCCATTTCTGCAAATGATATTCCTTATGTTGGAATCATCAAAAAGGATGATGAATATACAGTCGAGGATTATCGTGGAGATAAAAGAATCAAAATGTTAAGAAATTGTAATCAAATAAATTGGATTTGCAATAAAAAATCTATTGTCATAAATGTGGATGGCCTAGATATAATGAGAATGCGTATTAAATTCGAATCTCAGAAATTGGCAAGTTCCATAAAATTTTCTGGGGAATTGATAAAATTAAAAGGAAAGTAACCCAATGGGTACAAATCATTTCTTTGAAAACAATTCATATCCAGGCGAACAGTCTCTAATGGATGATACCGTACAGGAAATCATTCAAATTCATGGGACTGATCTTGTTTATATTATGCGTGAAAGTAATGAAGACGCTTTGAAAAGAGATGAATTTTTTGGTGAAGACTTCATCGGAACTTTTAAGAAGAAGTTTCCTATTGAAATGTATCTGGAAACAGCCGATGGTTATGGTGGGGAAGGAGATCTTCTGGCCAAATTTGGTGTTATTCTGAGAGATCAGGGAACATTTGTATGTTCCAGAACTCGATTTAAAGAAGAAACAGATCGACAATATCCCAATGAAGGTGATTTAATCTACTATCCTCTTACAAATCACTTATTTGAAATAACACATGTCGATTTTGCGAATCCTTTCCAACAATTTGGAAAGACTTATGTGTTTAGAATTACAGTCGAAACATTCCAATTCTCAGAGGAAGAATTTACTACTGGAATCTTCGATATTGATAAAATTACAAAAGAAAGAGCATATACAGTATATTTTGATCTGAATGCTGGAGGAACTGGTGGATTCTTCGATGAGGAAGGCATTACAATTCCAGGAACTGACTTTATCGGAACTGTCTCTGATTATGATTCAGAGGGTCGTATTCTTAAAGTCGTGAACCCTGCTGGCGTGAACGCCCCAACCACCGGATATATCCTAGGAGACACTTCAGGAGCATCCTGGGGAATCTCATTCGGAGATGGATTCAAGATGCCAGAACAGCCGTTCGCTGATAACAAATACCTTGAAGACAATCAATCAGATATCATCGATGATACTGATACACATATATTCGGAGAGTGGTAATGTTTGGAGAGCCATTTTATCACGAAACAACAAAAAGAGTCGTTTCAGCATTTGGAATGATGTTTAATAACATCAATATAACCAGAGAAAATGAAAACGCTGTTGAAGTAAGTCGAATGAAGATTCCTCTAAAATATCATGCAAAAAAAGCATGGCATTCCATTCTTCGAGAGCATTCAGATAGAGATGAGGAACTTATTTCTCTTCAAGGGTATTTTCCTCGATTATCTTATTATCTTTCTGATATACAATATCTTCCCGACAAAAAATTACAACAAAAAACAATTGTTCGGCAAGATGCAAATGGTAATATGCAAACATATCGTCTGCAAACTCCATATAGGCTATTTTTTGAATTAACAGTTGTTACGAAAAAACAAAATGATCTCTACAGAATCATTGAGCAAATCATTCCATATTTTGATCCTTCATTGTCTGTATCAATTAAACCATCTCGTGTTTTTACTACAGATGTATTGAGAGATTTCGATTTGACACTTCAAAGTGTTACCATTGATGATGAATTGGAGATAGATTTTGAAAGTGCGTATAATTTGCAATTATATGTTCGAACTTTAAATTTTACGACCGATATTTATTATTATGGTCCTGTTGCTTCAAGTTCTGGTGTGATTAAGACAGCTACAACAACATTTTATGAAGGAACTACTGGAAAGGCAATGTCTGCGGTAGAAGTTGAAATTGATCCTCCAGATGCAGAGGCAATTTCATTCGGAATTAGTTGTGGATCATGGAATTTAGATGATGATTTTAACCTCAATACATCAGGAATTTTAGATTGCTAACATTCAAACAACATCTCATAGAATCTTTTGATAAACCATATCCATATAAATCAAACTATCTTAATCATTACCAAATAAAAATTGATGATGATATTGTTGATATTGAACTTATTTCTTTAAATAAATATAAAACAGTTGAGCTTATATTTACTGTTAATGGTAAATATTATAAACAAAGAATGTCTAATATAGATATTAACATGATGAAATTATTTGCAAATATTAAGATAGCTATTGATAATTTCTTTGAATCTAATCCTCTCGGAACTATAGTTTTCACTGCACATAATACTAAATTTTTTGAATTATATAAGAAATTAGTTAAAAGATGGAATAGATACGCTTTCAAATTTGATAAATTTGGGCATGAAAATGCTATATATTTGTATGTATCATAAAAGGATTATGAAATATGGAAGAAAATACAAATAATAGACCACCTTCTGTGAATGAAAAAGTAGCAGATGCTTTAGGAATGGATCTTAATTTCAATGAAGATGATATTCTTTCAAAGATGAATAAAATAGAAGAAACTATCACTCCTGAACCTGTTGCAGAAGAAGTAAACGATGAGGATTTTTTGGTTGATGATGAAGAAAACTCCCCAGAAACTCTTCATGTAGAAATACAAGTCAGAGATGAGGAAACCCCAACAGATATTCTTTCAATTTCAGAAGAAGATCCGCTAGAAGATAGAATCTTAGACCATGATTTTAATAAGGCTCGTAATCGATTGAGTAGATTAATCGAAAGAGGCGAAGAGATGTTCGAAGATGCTTATGGAACTGCCCAGGATCTTCAAGTCCCGCAAGGTTATTCTGTTGCTGGAGAATTGTTTAAAAATGTAGTTGCGGCAAATGATAAACTCATCAAACTTCATCAAGACAGATTAAACACCAAAAAAACCAAAAAAGAAAATTCTAAAGAATCCGAAGGTGATGATTCTTCCGGAACGACTCATAATAATCTTATTATGACAACTGATGGTCTTATGAGATTCCTCAAAGAAGCTGATTTGAAAAAGACAGAAAATAGAGATGTTATAGATGAGGAATCAGATGCAGAATCGTAATGGATATAATGGAAATCCTTTAATTAAAGGATCCAATCAAGAACAAGAATTTACTCCTGAACAGATCATCGAATATCATAAATGTATGACTGATGGAGTATATTTCACTGAAAAATATGTAAAAATTGTTCATGTGGATAGAGGACTTATTCCTTTTAGTCTATATGATTATCAAAAAGATATTATTAATACAATCAACGATAATAGATTTACTATTTGTAAGCTTCCTCGTCAGTGTGGTAAATCTATCTCTATTGGATGTGGATGTATTCTTCATTTTGTATTGTTTAACGCTGATAAAAAAGTCGCCATTCTTGCGAACAAAGAGAGCATGGCAAAGAAACTTCTTGGTGACATCAAGAAATCATTTGAACATCTTCCATCCTGGCTTCAGCAAGGGGTTGTGGAATGGAATAAAACCTCTGTAACCTTTGAAAATGGATCAAAGATCGTTGTTTCAGCTACTTCCGGTTCTGCTGGTCGTGGTGATTCTTATTCTATGATCGTACTGGATGAATTTGCATTCATTCCTGAAAATGAAGCTGAAGATTTCTTCTCATCCGTATTCCCAACCATTTCTTCTGGTAAGACAACAAAGCTTGTTATCATTAGTACTCCCTATGGATTGAATCATTTCTATAAAATGTGGGTAGAAGCTACGGAAGGAAGATCAGGATTTATTCCCATTGAAATTGATTGGTGGGAGACTCCAGGAAGAGATGAGAAATGGAAAGAAGAAACGATCAAAGCATTTGGTGGAGGTCAAGAAGGACAAAGAAGATTTGATCAAGAATTTGGATGTTCTTTCCTTGGTTCTACGAATACTCTTCTTTCTGCCTCTTGCCTAGCCGCTCTTGCCCATAAAACTCCATTCCAATCAAACGAAGATGGGTTAGATGTTTATATGAATCCACGAGAAGATGGAACATATATTGCAGTTGTGGATGTTGCATCCGGAAACGGATCCGATTATTCTGCTATCAGTGTGATTGATATTTCTGAGTATCCGTTTAGACTCGTATGTAAGTATAGAAATAATGAAATTTCAACACTTATTTTCCCAGAAGTCATATATCGTGTGGCAAGCACTTATAACAATGCATGGGTTTTAATTGAATTGAATCAAGATGGTGGGCAAGTCGCAAATGATGTACATGATGATTATGAATACGAAAATATGATTTATGTTACACCGAAGGGAAGAAAGGGCCAAGTAGCCAGTTTGGAAGGATTTGGAAAGAAAATCCAATATGGTGTCAAAACCTCTCCAGCAACGAAAAGAATCGGATGTTCTGCGATCAAATCTCTTATTGAAGAACAGAAACTTATTATTGAAGATTTCCATACCATTAGTGAATATTCCACATTTATATCAAAGAAAAAATCATTTGAAGCAGATGTTGGAAAACATGATGATTTAGTGATGACACAAGTTCTATTCGGATGGCTTACAAAGCAAGCAATATTCGATGATTTAACAAACGATGGTGTTCGAAAAGAAATTTTAAATGATCAATTAAATAGACAGCATGAAATGATGACCCCTATGGGATTCTTCGATGATGGAACTGATAATAATGTTGAAATGCCGGATTCTTTTGTTGATAAAGATGGCCAATTCTGGGAAAAATCTACAATGGATATCTTCGATGATGATATAAATGCCAGAGGCTTATTTTTCTAAATAAAGTATTATGATTAAGTTTAAAGAATTAAAAGAAGCTCAATGGCAGCAATCAGCTTTTGCTATCATTTTTGGATTATCAGATCCATCAAGTAAATTTGCACGCAATTCTAGAACTTACAGTAATAGTGATGCTCCAAGTCCAATGTTTCCTATTACAAAAAAGATAGAAGATACTCTTAAATGGAATCATGATCTTCTTTATGCATATCATATTACTGATATCCCTGGTGCAATTCGGGTTATTCAAAATCAAAATAAAAAGAATTTTCAATTAGCCACATCATTACACTTTAATTCAGAATCTGTGAGTGTAAGTAGAGGTATGCATAATGCAGGTGTTGGAATGCTTTTAAGAGGTACTGTTTCAGCATTTGGAATGGGAGATTTGTTTTCAGTCCCTGATAATTCAGGAAAACGATGGACAAATTTTATAATGTTAATGTTTGGAGTTTCAGATCCATATGCTCATTTTTCCTCCAGCATAGAAATAAAAGTGCATAAGGTATTGGAAAGAATTGAAAGACATTTACATAAATTCTATACTAAATTCTATGAAGAAATTAATATGGATCCATTCCCATTTAGAACTTATTCAGATATCATTTATAATAATAGAAATATTCAAGATATTATATTAGAGACAGATAAAAAAATAAAAGAAAAATATGTTAGAACTTATATTGTTATGGCAGAAAAAATCATTGAAAAATATAGAGATG